ATGCCGGGCCAAAGCCTTGCTGTTTGCGGTACCGGAGACTGTTCGGTTGAGGGTGCCTCGGTTGTGGCAGATGCGAGCCGCCTTGAGCGGTTTCGCAACCTCGTCACGTTTGTTCGGGACTGGACGCAAACGCGCCGCAACGAACAAAAACCTCCCGAAGGCGACTGGCGGGTCTGGCTTCTGATGGGCGGGCGCGGATCGGGCAAGACGCGGGCGGGTGCCGAATGGGTGCAGGAACTGGCGGCGGGAAAGACCGCGCGGCCGGGGCTGCGCATCGCGCTGGTGGCGGAAACCCTGGGCGATGCGCGCGAGGTGATGATCGACGGCGTGTCCGGCATTTGCCGGATCGCCAGGGTAAACCGGCCGGAGTTCGAGGCCTCGCGGCGTCGGCTGGTCTGGCCGAACGGCACGGTGGCGCAGATTTTCTCCTCCGAAGATCCGGAGAGCCTGCGGGGACCGCAGTTCGACTATGCCTGGTGCGACGAACTCGGCAAGTGGAAGCACGGGCAGGAGACGTGGGACATGCTGCAGTTTGCGCTCCGGCTTGGCAACGAGCCGCGGGCACTGGTGACGACGACGCCAAGGCCTGTGCCGGTGCTGAAGGCGCTGATGGCCGATCCCGGCACGCGGACGCTGCGGATAAGCACAGCGGACAATGCCGATAATCGGGCGCCCGGATTTCTCTCGGCGATGGCGGCGCGCTATGGCGGCACGCGGCTGGGGCGGCAGGAACTCGACGGCGAGATGATCGAGGATCGCGAGGACGCGCTGTGGTCTCGTGCCCGCATTGAAGCGCTGAAGCTGCGCGATGCCGGGCCGCTTGGCCGGATCGTCGTGGCGGTCGATCCGCCCGCCGGCATGGGGCGGGAGTCCTGTTGTGGTATCATTGTGGCCGGCCTCGACCGGACGGGACGCGGCGTGGTCTTGGCGGATTGCTCGGTGGAGGGCGCAAGCCCGGCCGGGTGGGCCGGTGCGGTGGTTCGCGCCTACCGGCGGTTCGATGCCGACCGGATCGTCGCCGAGGTCAACCAGGGCGGCGACATGGTTTCGGCGGTGCTGAAGGGCATCGACGCGCAACTGCCGGTGACGGCGGTTAGGGCATCGCGTGGCAAATGGTTGCGTGCCGAGCCGGTGGCCGCCCTCTACGAGCAGGGCCGGGTGGTGCATGCCGGATCGTTCCCGGCGCTGGAAGACCAGATGTGTGATTTCGGGCCGGACGGATTGTCGTCAGGGCGCTCGCCGGACCGGCTGGATGCGCTGGTCTGGGCGTTGACGGCACTGATGCTGGAAGGCGGCGGCGAGCCGCGGGTCAGGGGGATTTGAGACGCCGTATCCAATACCCGGCGGGTGGTGCCAAGCCAGGGTTCGGCAGACGTGAGCATGCTTTCACCGATGGAAGTGATCACCTCACCCCGGAACTATGCTCCGACCCTCCCCCTCAAGGGGAGGGTGATTTGGAGAACGCGTGTGCCGGAAGGTTATTTGCCCGATGCCGTGGCAGGCTGCTTTGGCGCGGTCGATGCGCTTTCACGCATCTGGCGCCATTCGTTTTCGAGGCGTTCGAACTGAGCCTGGGAGATCTGCTGGGTCGGCACGGGCGATCCTTTCATTGATTTTTGCAACGACCGACAACGCTGATGGAGCCGGAAGGTTCCAACGCACTGACGTGTTGGCGCACGAAAATCCGGGTAGGACAATCAGCGCTTGTCGTCGTTGGTGTCCGAGGATTTTGGCGTGGACGCCGCGTTTTCGCGCATCTGCTGCCATGCGTTTTCGAACCGGTCGAGGATGTGCTGCGGTACCGTCGAACGGGTGGTGTCGGCCTGCATCTTGTTCTGGATGTTCATTCGATCCTCCTCGATGAATGGGCAATGTCATATTGCTGTTTTCAGTTTTCACATCTTAAAGGCAAAGTAAATCAGGGCATTAAATAATTTAAACGATTTAAATTGGTTAAATCGATTTAGAGTCACGACATTTTTCAGGTGTGGTGGGCAGAAGCGGAGCAGGGATAGCGTTCGATCGGGCAGCTTTCTTCAAAGCGGTACGTGTTTCACTTTTCGAGGGTGCCCTGAAGCGGGGGCAGGTCGAGGGGATGGTGGCGATTCTCGATCGTTGGGCGCTGATGCCGCAAGCCGACAGGCGGTGGCTCGCCTATATGCTGGCGACTACGCATCACGAGACGGGCCGGACGATGCGCGAGACCTTTGCCGTCAGTGACGACCGGGCGATTGCCATTCTCGACGGGGCATTTCGAACGGGCCGGCTTCCGTCCGTATCGGTTCCCTACTGGCGGCGGGATCCGGACGGGAAGAGCTGGCTGGGGCGTGGGCTGGTGCAACTGACGCACAGGGCGAACTATGAAAAGATGACGGCCGTGACGGGGATTGATCTGGTTGCCCGTCCCGAGCGGGCAATGGAGCTTCCGGTTGCCGTCGACATCCTGTTTACGGGCATGCAGGGCGGCGCCTTCACCGGCAAGAAACTCGGCGATTATTTTTCTCTTTCCCGCGACAGCTGGACAGGTGCCCGGCGGATCATCAACGGCCGCGACAAGGCTGAGTTGGTGGCGAGCTACGGCAAGCAGTATCTCACCGCGATCCGGCTGGCTTCGACGACTGGGCGTTAAACGGCGTATCCGGCGGTTCTGCCGTCGCTTCGGTTTCTGGCTGCATTCAAGGAACTCGACATCATGAAAAATCCATTTCGTCTGCCGTGGCGTCGCCCGGCGGAGAGCGAAGCCTTGCGCGAAACCAAGGCGGCCTCCGGCTTCATCGCGATTGCGCATGAGGGGCGGGCGCATTGGACCGGGCGCTCCTATGCCGCCCTTGCCCGTGAAGGTTTCATGCGCAATCCGGTGGCGCACCGGGCGGTGCGGTTGATTTCGGAAGCTGCGGCCTCGGTGCCGCTGCTTGTCTATGAGGGAACGGAGGAGCGAACCGAGCACCCTGTTCTCGCGCTGCTGTCGCGGCCGAACGGGCGGATGGCGGGGATCGATTTCCTCGCGACGCTCTATGGCCATTTGCTGTTGTCGGGCAACGCCTATGTCGATGCCGCGGAGATCGGCGGGGAGGTGCGCGAACTGCATCTGCTGCGGCCGGACCGGGTGCGCATCCTCGAGGGCCGGGATGGCTGGCCGGAGGCTTATGAATACCGCGTCGGCAACCTGGCGCGGCGGATTGCGGCCGGCGAGGAGGGGCTGCTGCATCTCAGGCTGTTTCATCCGCTCGATGATCATCTCGGCTTTCCGCCGCTGGCGGCGGCACAGATGGCGCTCGATCTCTCCAATGCGGCAGCGACCTGGAACAAGGCGCTGCTCGACAATTCCGCCCGGCCCTCCGGCGCGCTGGTCTACCAGCCGAAGGAGGGCGGCAATCTGTCGGCCGACCAGTATGACCGGCTGAAGACAGAGCTCGACGAGGGCTATTCCGGTCCGATGCGGGCAGGCAGGCCGCTCTTGCTCGAAGGCGGACTCGACTGGAAGGCGATGGGGCTCTCGCCGAAGGACATGGATTTCGTCGAGGCGAAGAACGGGGCGGCGCGCGACATCGCGCTCGCCTTCGGCGTGCCGCCGATGCTGATCGGCATTCCCGGCGACAACACCTATGCGAACTACCAGGAAGCCAACCGGGCGCTCTACCGGCTCACGGTTTTGCCGCTGATCTTCCGCACCGCGTCGGCGCTGTCCGGCTGGCTGTCGGGACGGTTTGGCGAGACGCTGAAGCTGGTGCCGGACCTCGACCAGGTGACCGGGTTGACGGGCGAGCGCAGCGAAGTCTGGGCGCGGATGAAGGATGCGGATTTCCTGAGCGACGAGGAGAAGCGGCAGGCGGTCGGGTATTGAGGGTGTTGGCGAGGTGGCGAGGAATGCTTGCCAACAGATGCAAATTCGCGAAAATTGCTCCTATGAAAAACTCTCCCTTTCCCTGCAGGCTGACGCTTCGAAGTTGCGACGCCACGAACATCGTTGCTGGACAAGAAAGCGTTATTCGGGATGGCTATACGCTCGATGAAATGCGCTCCGGTATGATGACGCTTAGTGCAGAGGAAATTCTTGAACAGTGGGAGCCCGCCGATCCAGGGAGCGTCGCCTTGGGCATGACCCTGGCAATTGGCTGGGATAATGATCCCGGCACAAATAATTTCGCATTCAGGCTGGTAACCAACGCATTGCGCGAGCGATTGGGAAAACAGCTAAGATCAGACATCTATGTCGAGGAGTTCAACTGGCCATCCGTAAGGCAAAGCATCCTGAACATTCTCAGAAAATGCGAGCGGCCGACTTGGGACGAGAGCCTTGTCAATCTCAGGAAAAGGTTTGATTGGGAATTTGAGGGAATGGCAGGGACGTAATCACTCGCCGTAAATTGCCACTGATTCCAGCAGGATAAAGGCGCTTCTCGAATCAGAACTGAACCTTGCTGATTCAGAAAATGAATTACCCGATTCAGCGTCTGAATATCCAACCTCAAGCGATTCAAAAGACTCAGAAATTTGTCGATGCTTACGATGCGTAAGGCAGGTCCTCACGTTGCGGCAGTTGACTGCCGTCTCGTCAGGTTCCGTCAATTCCAAGATTAACATCAAGGACTTAACAAATGGCTGATTTTGGCAATGACCCGGGTCTTTGGGCGGCCAAGGGCATCGGCTCGGCGGCAGGCGCTGCCGTATCGCTCGTCTACATGCTGCCCAAGGGCAAGCGCGAGGCGGGCTCCCGTTTCTTTACCGGGCTGCTCTGCGGGCTGATCTTCGGCGGGCCGGCGGGTCTGTGGATCGTCGCCAAGCTCGGCATTGCCGGCAGCCTGTCAGGAACCGAGGTGATGCTGACCGGATCGGCGGCCGCCAGTCTTTCGGCGTGGTGGGTGCTCGGCGCGGTGGCGCGGGTGGCGGAACGGTACGGACGAGGCAGCAAGTTGTAGCCAATAGGCAATAGGCGGGCGGTCTTCCTACTGCCTACTGGCCAATCCCCCGAAAATTTGGAGAGACCCATGACGACTGACAGCCTGCCTGTCTGGCGAACGAAGAAGTTTGCCAATCTGACGCTTTCCGGGGTGACCGGTGAGGGGCGGTTTTCCGGCTATGCCAGCATCTTCGGCGAGGTCGATCTCGGCAAGGATGCGATCGAGCCGGGAGCATTTCAGCAATCACTGGCGCGGCGCGGCGCCTCCGGTGTGCGCATGTTGTTCCAGCATGATCCGGGCGAGCCGCTCGGTGCGTGGAAGGCGATCCGCGAGGATGCGCGCGGGCTTTATGTCGAGGGGCTTTTGTCGCCCGGCGTGGCGCGGGCGCAGGAGGTGCACCAGCTGATGAAGGCGGGCGCGCTCGACGGGCTGTCGATCGGCTTCCAGACCGTCAAGGCCAAGACCGACAGGGGCGGCGTGCGCCGCATCCTCGAAGCCGACCTCTGGGAAATCTCGATCGTGACCTTTCCGATGCCGCCATCGGCCAGGGTCTCGAACGTCAAGAATGCGCGGTTCTTCCGCGACAAGGAAACGGAACTCGTGCGCACCATGCGGCGGGCGGCCCGGATGATGAAGCTCTGAAACAAGGATATGCCAATGACCGAGACCAGCAGTGTGGCGCCCGAGATCAAGACGGCGCCGGAGACGATGATAGCCGCCTTCGAGGATTTCATGGGCGCCTTCGAGGCGTTCAAGGAGACCAACGACCGGCGGCTGGGGGAGCTTGAAAGCAAGCTGACGGCCGATGTCGTCACCCGCGACAAGATGGACCGCATCTCGCGTACCATGGACGAGCAGAAACGGCTGATCGACCAGATGGCGTTGAAGAAGGCGCGGCCGGCGCTGGGGCGCAGCGGCGAAACGAGCCTTGAAGCGATGGAGCACAAGGCGGCGTTCGAAAGCTACATCCGCAAGGGCGACGAGCAAGCGCTGCGCGAGCTGGAGGCCAAAGCGTTTTCGATCGGCTCTTCCAGCGACGGCGGCTATCTGGTACCGAACCAGACGGACACGGAGATCGGCCGCCGGCTTTCGGTGGTGTCGCCGATCCGGGCGATGGCGACGGTGCGGCAGGTTTCCGGCGCAGTGCTGAAGAAGCCCTTCGCGCTTGCGGGTATGGCGACCGGCTGGGTGGCGGAAACGGCGGCCCGGCCGCAGACGACGACGCCGCAACTGGCCGAGCTGTCCTTCCCGACGATGGAACTCTACGCCATGCCGGCGGCAACGGCGGCGCTGCTCGACGACGCGGCCGTCGATATCGAGAACTGGATTGCCTCCGAGGTCGACATCGCCTTTGGCGAACAGGAAGGCACGGCTTTCGTTTCCGGCGACGGCACCAACAAGCCGAAGGGGTTCCTGAGTTATACCAATGTCGCCGACAGCGGCTGGAGCTGGGGCAATATCGGCTATATCGCAACGGGCGCTGCCGGCGCCTTCAAGGCGAGCGGGCCGTCCGACACGCTGATCGACACGATCTACGCGCTGAAGGCCGGGCACAGGCAGAATGCATCCTTCGTGATGAACCGCAAGACTCAAGCCGAAATCCGCAAGTTCAAGGATGCCGACGGCAATTATCTCTGGCGTCCGCCGGCAGTCGCCGGTCAACAGGCCTCGCTGATGGGCTTTCCGATTGCCGAAGCCGAGGACATGCCGGATATCGGCGCAAACAGCACGTCGATCGCGTTTGGAAACTTTGCCGCCGGTTATCTCGTGGTCGATCGCACCGGTGTGCGCGTGCTGCGCGATCCCTATTCGGCCAAACCTTACGTGCTGTTCTACACGACCAAGCGGGTCGGCGGCGGTGTGCAGAATTTCGAGGCTATCAAGCTGGTCAAATTCGCGGCATCTTGAAAAAGCGTAAGGCGACCCTTTCTCAAGGGTATGCCGAGCATTCGCGCCGGCGGTCTTCCCTGCCGCATGGCGCGAGGACGGACGCGGCTCCCCTCCCGCCGCGTCCGTCCATCCTCCCGCCATTCGACGGAGATTTCCATGACCATGACCGAACTGACGCCGCCTGTCGGCGAGCCGCTGACGCTTGCCGAGACGAAGGCGCATCTGCGGGTTGACGCTAGTAACGAGGACGATCTGATCGCGTCCCTGATCCGGACCGTACGCGAACATATCGAGCGGGAAACGGGGCTGGCGCTTTTGAGCCGGACGTTCCGGCTGTATCTCGATGACTGGCCGGAGGCCCGCGTGATTCAGATTGCGAGAGGGCCGGTGCAAGCGATTGAGGCAGTTACGGTTTACGATGCTGACGGCGCGCCGCAAGACATCGACGTCTCCGGTTTTCTGCTTGACGGGCAGGCGCGCCCGGCGCGGCTGATCCCGCCCCGGCAACCGGATCCGGGGCAGGCGCTGAATGGTATCGAGATCGATTTTTCGGCCGGCTTCGGGGCGACTGGTGCCGATGTGCCGGACGCGCTGAAACGGGCGATGCTGCTGCATGCGGCGCTGCTCTACGAGTTCCGCGGCGCGGTGCAGCCGGACGATCAGCCGGCGACGGTACCTGCCGGATACGACCGGCTGATCGCGCCGTTTCGCCGGCGAGGGCTTTGACGATGGGCGCGGCCATTCTCGACCCGGGTCAGATGTCGGCGCGACTGGATCTGGAGATGCGCGAGGATGTGAGCGATGGCCAGGGCGGTATCGTGCCGGGTTTTGTAGCCGTCGTATCGCTCTGGGCGCGGATCGAGCCAGTGTCCATGGGCGAAGAGGAGCGGGCGGATGAAGACGTGTTCGCCGTGACGCACCGCATCTGGGTTCGGTTTCGCGACGATATCAGGGCGGGCATGCGGTTTCATAAAGGCGGCCGGGTTTTTACCGTGCGGGCTTTCTACGATCCGGATGAAACGAGGCGATATCTGGTTTGCCGCTGCCTGGAGGAGGGACAATGAGCGCCGCTCGCGCCTTGCAGAAGGCGATCTACGAGACGCTGTCAGGCGATGTGGCGTTAACGGCGATGATCGGGAACGATGAGGTTCACGATCATTTGCAAACACGGTCGCACCGGCCCTGCGTCTCCATCGCGGGTCTTGAGAGCCGCGATGCTTCGACGGCAAGCGAGGCGGGTGAGGAGCATCTGCTTACGCTTGAGGTGCACACCGGTGAGAACGGCAACCGGGCGGCGCAGGAGATTTCGGCGCGCGTGCGGGTATTGCTCGACAATGCCGATCTCGAACTCGATGGCTTTGCGCTGGTCAGCCTGTTTCACCGGCGCACCCGCATCCGCAGGGACGCCAAAGCCAAGGGGCATATTGCGGAGATGGTGTTTCGGGCGGTGACGGAGTGAAGATTCGCTTCTTTGAGCAGTGATTTTACCGGCGTCCCTTGCGGGCGCCTTTTTCATTTCAGGAAGGACAAAACATGGTGGCGCAGAAGGGCAGGGATCTTCTTTTGAAGATCGACAATGGCGGCTCTTACGTGACGGTGGCAGGGCTTCGCTCCAAGCGGCTGGCGTTCAATGCTGAGAGCGTGGACGCGACCGACGCGGAATCGGCGGGACGCTGGCGGGAGCTGCTGGGTGGGGCGGGGGTGCAGCGCGCCTCCGTTTCGGGCGCCGGCATCTTCAAGGACCAGGGCTCGGATGCACTGGTGCGCGCAGCCTTCTTCAACGGGTCCATCATCAACTGGCAGATCGTCATTCCCGATTTCGGCACGCTGACCGGTCTCTTCCAAGTGACGGCGCTGGAATATTCCGGCCAGTACAATGGCGAGATTCTGTTCGAGACCGCGCTGGAATCGGCCGGCGTCCTGACCTTCGCGGCGTTGTGATGACAGTGCGGCACAATGTGGCTACGGGCCGGGCAAACCGGCATCGCGGCGAGGTGGAGGCCATGATCGGCGGCGAGCGACGAATTCTCTGCCTGACTCTGGGAAGCCTTGCCGAGCTGGAGACGGCCTTTGCGGCCGACAATCTCTTGGACCTCGCGGCGCGTTTTTCGACCGGCCGGCTGAAGGCGGAGGATATGATCCGTATCCTCAGCGCCGGCTTGCGCGGCGGCGGCAATCTGGTGTCCGACGAGGATGTCGCCGTGATGAGCGTCGAGGGCGGTATCGCTGGCCTGGCGCGGCTTACCGGCGAACTGCTCGCGGCGACCTTCGGGGTTGCGGAGGAGCCGGCAAACCCTTGAAAGCCGCAGCGGGCGACAATGCCGGTCTGCCGCCTCCGTTTCCGTGGGACGTGGCGATTCATGCCGGGCTTTGCCTGCTGCGGCTTCCAGCGAAGGATTTCTGGGCGATGACACCGCGCGAGATGCAGGCAGCGCTCGGTGGATTGCGGCCACGGGTGACAGTTCCGGATCGCTCGGGTTTGGAGATGCTGATGGGGGCGTTTCCGGATTGAGAGCGTCACTAATGGATTTCAGGAGACGACGATGGAACCGGATGAGACAGGGTTTTCGGCGGCGGCGGACGATGCGGCTGCCTTGAAGGACGTGCTCGACGATCTGGAGCGGCGGTCGCGCTCCTTCGGCTCTGCTTTGACCGGGGCGCTGGCTTCGGCGACGCGTGGCGGCAAGGGACTGGAGGATGTGTTGCGCAGTGCCGGACTGCGGCTGACGGAGATCGCGCTTTCGGCGGGATTGAAGCCGCTGGAGGGACTGTTCGGCTCGGCAATCTCGGGGCTGGCCGGCAGCCTTGGTGGAGCGACGGCATTTGCCGATGGCGGGGTGCCGGGCAGGGTGACGCCCTTTGCCGCTGGCGGTGTCGTTTCGACGCCCATCTATTTTCCGATGGACGGGCAGACCGGCCTGATGGGCGAAGCGGGTTCGGAGGCGATATTGCCTCTGAAGCGCGGTGCTGACGGGGCGCTGGGCGTTGCCTCTTCCGGCGGTGGGGCGGCGACGAACGTCGTCTTCAACGTGACGGCGCAGGATGCGCAGAGTTTTCGAAAGTCGGAGGGACAGATTGCGGCGATGCTGACGCGGACGGTGGGGCGCGGGCGGCGGGGGCTTTGAGTCCATTGCCCGTTACCCTGAGATCTTCTGGCAGGGGGCGTCCCCCCGCCTTTCCGCGGCGTTTAGAGGATAAAATCTCCCTTGACGAGTTCGATTGTTTTGTCGAGTTGGATGGAAAAGTCGGCCTTCTTGTCCCCATTCGTGTCGCCGTAAACGTAGGTATCTCCGTTCACGTTGGAATAGCGAAGCTCCTGCGTATTTCCGCTGAATGCCTTTTCGCCGATGAAAATGAAAGCCTGATTGCCCGCCCTGTCGATGTTGGCGTCGATCACCGACAGTCTGATTTTGTCGCCCTGGCTGTGCGAGAAGTCGTAGATCATGTCGCGTGATGACATGGTGCTATGCTTTTCGGACAGGAACAGGAACGTATCGGCGCCAGTTCCTCCATAGAGCCTGTCGGCACCCACGCCGCCAATGAGCTTGTCATTGCCCGCATCGCCGGTGAGCTTGTTGGTTCCGGTGTTGCCGGTGAGCGTATTGGCAAGGCCGTTCCCGGTGGCATTGATGTTGGACGTGCCGGTAAGGGTCAGGTTTTCGATGTGGACGCCCGCGATCGAATAGCTGACGGAGGCATAGACCAGATCCGTGCCGCTCGAGGGGGATTCGATCGTCTTGTCCGTGGAAATATCGACATAATACGTGTCATTGCCCTTGCCGCCGTACATCGTATCTTTAGCGACGCCGCCGTTGAGGACGTTGTCTCCGTCATTCCCTGTCAAGCGATTGTTGCCGTAGTTGCCCGTGGCGTTGATCGAACTCGTTCCCAGCAGCTCCAAGTTATCGACGTAGCTGGGCAGCAGATAGGAGATGGTCGACCTAACGGTATCGGTACCTTCCCCTTGGAATTCCCATACGATGTCGCGAGAATTGTCGACGTAGTAGATGTCGTCGCCAAAAGCGCCGACCATGATGTCCGCGCCTTCTCCGCCATCAAGAACATCATTATTATAGATGGCGTCGTCCGGGCCGAGGGCGTTACCCATCAAGACGTCATCTCCGGCGAAACCAAGCAACGTGTCGTTTTCTTCAGAGCCAACGATCGTGTCGTTTCCGGCGAAAATCGCTGCGCTTATCTGGTCGTTCGTGAGGTTCTGAAAATCAGCAACATTCAGCGATAAATTTTCTATCGTGTAACCGCTATATTGGCGCGACTGAAAGTCTGTTAGGGTCCACTCTCGGTATCCAATGAAGCTGACTGTTCCGGTGACGCTCGAAACATCCGAGCCGGAAAGTCCGTACTCGAAATCACCTTCAAATTTGGTAGTATTCCCGCTGTATTCCATATCGTAATCATACTGAATCAAGGAATTGTCGTAGGTTACTGTAGGATCGCCGGGGCTTTGGAAATCAGACGGATCCAATTTCTTCCAAGATATCGCGCTCATATCCGTACCATTCCATCCATATGCGCTAAATTCTGCCATGATGTCCCCTCGCTATCGCCTTTGCTGGTTCAGCTTGCGATATACTTCTACGTGACCGTAACATACTGGCGGATTAGCTACCACTTCCTTTGATGGTGTCGACTTCGGCTGTGACGCGGTGTCCGGCGCCCGCTGCGTCCGTAGCCTCTTCCCATGAGGGAAAGGGGCCGATTGAGGCTGGAGCCTCCCTATGGGCAACGGAGGCTGCCGCTTGTTCCTTCGCCCCGCTTGCGGGGTGAAGGTGCCCGATAGGGCGGATGAGGGGCGCCACTGCCGCTCGTGCAGCGATCTGTGAAGACTTCCCGCCAACCGATTCCAGACATAACGGAAAACATCATGACAACAGGATTTCACGAAGTCCGGTTTCCCTTGCGCCTGGCGCTCGGAACGAGTGGCGGGCCGGTCAGGCGGACGGATATCGTCAGCCTTTCGAATGGGCGGGAAAACCGCAACCGGCGCTGGCGCGATGCGCGCCGGCACTATGATGCGGGCTCGGGCATCAAGTCGATCGGTGATCTCTATGCCGTACTTGAGTTTTTCGAGGCGCGGGCAGGGCAGCTATATGGGTTCCGGTTTCGTGATCCGCTGGATTTCAAATCCTGCGCGCCGGGCGGCACGGTTGCTGCCAATGATCAGGCGCTCGGAACAGGGGATGGCGTGACGGCCGTCTTTCAGTTGAGCAAGACCTATGGGGATGCGGGTGGCGTCAGTGTTCGCGAGATCGCCAAGCCGGTCGCAGGCACGGTGGTGATTTCGCTCAGTGGTACGGCTGTGGCACCTACTGATTTTACGCTGGATGCGGCGACCGGGCGTGTGACGTTCCTGCCGTCGAAAATCCCGGCAAGCGGCGCGGTCATTCGGGCCGGCTTCGAATTCGATGTGCCTGTGCGCTTCGATACGGACCGGATCGATGTCGATCTGGCGCAGTTTCAGGCTGGGCGTATTCCGTCCATTCCACTGGTGGAGATCAAGCCATGAGAACGCTTCCAAGCGCGCTTGCCGCACATCTTGAAGGTGATGCCACGACGATGTGTCATTGCTGGCGGGTGACGCGGCGGGACGGGGTGGTGCTCGGTTTTACCGAACATGATCACGATCTCAGTTTCGACGGCACCGATTTCCTGGCCGCCAGCGGTTTTCAGGCCGCGGACAGCGAGGCGGCAAGCGGGCTTTCGGTCGAGGAGGGCGAGGTTGTCGGCGGGTTTTCGAATATTGCGATCAGCGAGGCGGATGTGGTCGCGGGGCGCTATGACGGCGCCAAGGTCGAGGTGTTCCAGGTGAACTGGCAAGCGACCGACCAGCGCATCCTGCTGCGCGTGCAGGAGATCGGCGATGTCGTGCGGGCAGGAGGCGCTTTTCGCGCCGAGCTGCGGCGGCTGACGCATCGGCTGGATCAGGTCCAAGGGCGGATTTACGGGCGTCGTTGCGACGCAGCGCTGGGAGATGGGCTGTGCAAGGTCGATTTGGGCAATCCGGCCTACCGTGGCGGCGGAACGGTCGTGGCTGTTCTCGGAGAGACACGGATCCGGGTGACAGGGCTCGATGCGGCGGTGGCGGGTTTCTACCGGTATGGCCTGTTTCGGTTCGTGGATGGTGCGAATGCCGGGCACAGCGCCGACATCGAGGATCATCGCAAGGACGGCGATGACGTCACGCTGTCGCTGTGGCTGCCGCCGCCTTTGCCGCTTGCGGTCGGGGATGGGTTCGTTGTGACCGCGGGGTGTGACAAGAGTTTTGGTACCTGTGGCGATAAATTTGCGAACAGGCTGAATTTTCAGGGGTTTCCGCATATGCCGGGGACGGATTTCGCGTTCGGTTATGCCGATGGCGATACGGTGCATGACGGGCGGCCGCTTTATGAGTGAGGCTGCGCGCAGGGATCACCCCACCCCGGCGCCTTGCGCCGACCCTCCCCCTCAAGGGGAGGGCGAAGGGGCCGTGTTTACCGGACGGATCGTCGCGGCCGCTCGAAGCTGGATTGGGACGCCGTATCGGCATCAGGCGAGCCTGAAGAGCGTCGGCTGCGATTGTCTGGGGCTGGTGCGCGGGGTCTGGTGCGAGATTTACGGAGCAGAACCGGAACTGCCGCCGGCCTATCAGCCGGATTGGGCGGAGCGTAGCAGAGAGGACCGGTTGCGCGATGCGGCGCGGCGATATTTCGGGGTGCAGCTGTCGACAGCCGACATGCGTCCGGGCGATCTGCTGTTGTTTTGCTGGCGGCTGGACCTGCCGGCCAAACATGCCGGAATCCTGAGCGCCGGGGATCGGTTCATCCACGCGTATGAACAGGCAGCGGTGATCGAGTCTGCGCTCGTTCCGTCCTGGCGGCGGCGGATCGCCGGGGTTTTTCGCTTTCCTGAAAAGGTCTGACAGCCATGGCTACCATTCTTCTGCAGGCTGCGGGCGCAGCGCTCGGCAGCGTTTTCGGTCCGGTTGGTGCTGCACTTGGTCGCGCGGCAGGCGCGCTTGCCGGATCGGCGATTGACCGCGCGGCCATCAACGGGATGACGACCGTATCCGGTGCGCGGCTTGGCGATGCGCGTATACCGGGGGCGGAGGACGGCACCGCCATCACGCGCGCCTACGGCACGGTCAGGATCGGCGGCACGCTGATCTGGGCGACGCGGTTCGAGGAGGAGGTGCGCGTCGAGCGGCAGGGCGGCAAGGCGAGCGGGCCGCGGGTCGAGACGTTTCGCTATTTTGCCAATTTTGCACTGGGAATTTGCGAGGGCGAGATTGCCTGCGTGCGCCGGGTCTGGGCGGATGGGCGGGAATTGGATCTGACCGGGATCGAGATGCGGCTTTATCGCGGCACAGACGATCAATTACCCGATCCGCTGATCGAGGCCAAGCACGGTATGGGAAAGGCACCGGCCTATCGTGGGCTCGCCTACGCGGTTTTCGAACGCTTTCCGCTCGACGGCTATGGCAATCGCATCCCGGTCATCCAGTTCGAGGTGCTGAGGCCGGTCGGCACGCTGGAAAAGGCGATCCGTGCGGTGACGATCATTCCGGGCTCGAGCGAACATGGCTACGACCCGGCGGTAGTCAGGGAGAAGACGGGTGCCGGGGCGAGCCGCCTGATCAACCGCAACGTCTTTCATGGCGGTTCGGATTGGCAGGCATCGATCGATGAGCTGCAGGCGCTTTGCCCCAGTCTGGAGCGGGTTGCGCTGGTCGTTTCCTGGTTCGGGACGGACCTGCGTGCCTGGCACTGCCGGATCGCGCCGGGCGTTGAGACGGCGGTGCGGGACGGCGAAAGCAGAGTATGGTCTGTTTCGGGCGTATCGCGAGGTGGCGCCCTGCTGGTCAGCCGGAGTGGCGGCGGCCCGGCCTATGGCGGCACGCCCAGCGACGCGAGCGTGCTGGCAGCGATTGCCGACCTGAAGGCCAGAGGGTTGAAGGTCTACCTCTATCCCTTTGTTATGATGGATATCCCGGCCGGAAATGCGTTGCCCAACCCCTATGGCGGAACGGGGCAGCCGGCCTATCCCTGGCGCGGGCGCATCACATCGCATCCGGCACCGGGATTGCCTGGGAGCGCCGACAAGACGGCTGCTGCCCGCACACAAGTCGAGGCATTTTGCGGCAATGCGAGCGCGGGGGACTTTTCGGTTTCCGGCATGTCGGTCGTGTCGACCGGGGTTGACGAAGGATATCGGCGGCTGGTGCTTCATTATGCGCTGTTGGCAGACGCGGCGGGTGGGGTCGATGGGTTCATCGTCGGCTCAGAGCTGCGCGGGCTGACGCAGCTGCGCGACGGGTCGGGAGCATTTCCGTTTGTCGAGCAACTGATCGGGCTGGCAGCCGATGTCCGGGATATCCTCGGGCCTGGCACAAAACTGACGTATGGCGCCGACTGGAGCGAATATTTCGGCTACCAGCCGCCGGATGGTTCCGGCGAGGTACACTACAATCTCGATCCCCTGTGGGCCTCGGCTGCGATCGATGCCGTGGGGATCGACAACTACATGCCGCTGTCCGACTGGCGTGACGGCGACCTTTCGCAGGGCAATCCGGATGGCTTCAGGCTGGCGGAGGACGTGGACGCGATGCGGGCGATGGTTGTCTCCGGCGAGGGCTATGACTGGTACTATGCCAGCGATGCCGATCGGCGGGATCGGGTCCGTACCGCGATCACCGACGGGCTGGCAAATAAACCCTGGGTCTATCGCTACAAGGACATCGCCAACTGGTGGGGGCAGGCACACCACAACAGGGCCGGCGGTGCGGAACAGGAATTGGCGACGGCCTGGGTGCCCGGCTCCAAACCGGTCTGGTTCACCGAGCTTGGTTGCCCGGCGATCGACAAGGGGGCGAACCAGCCGAACGTTTTTACCGATCCGAAATCGTCGGAAACGGCCGTTCCGTATTTCTCGAACGGTGCGCGCGGCGACGCCATGCAGCGCCGGTTCCTGGAGGCGCAGCACCGGTTCTGGCAGGGGGCGGATGCGCCGGAATGCCTCGATCCCGATCATATGTTCATCTGGACTTGGGACGCGCGGCCGGTGCCGGCTTTTCCGGAGAATATTGGCCTCTGGTCAGACGGGAGCAACTGGCAGACGGGGCACTGGCTGAACGGCCGGCTTGGCGCATCGACGGCCGCCGATGTGATTGCAGCGGTGCTGGCGGATCACGGATTTGAGGGCAGCGATACCAGCCTCGTCAGCGGCGATCTCTGCGGTTACGTGCAGTCGGAACAGGCATCCGCCCGTGATGTGCTCGAACCGCTGATGGCGGCGCTGCAGATCGATGCCGTCGAGGAGGGCGGCAGGCTGCGGTTTCGTTCGCGGATGAAACAGGCGTCTGCGCCACGGATCGTTTCCGTATTGGCGGATGTGGATGGCCAGGCGTTGTTCGAGGAGGCGCGCGGTCATGACAGCGATTTCGGTAGCGAGGCCATTCTCGATCATTTCGATCCGGCCAACGCCTATGAGCGGACCACGGCGCGGTCGCGCCGGGTGTCGCCGGCCAATGACCGGGTGCTGCGGCTTTCCGTACCGGGCGTCATGCATGACAGTGCGGCCGGTTCCGCCGTCGAGGATGCGCTTCGGGATCATCAGGTGTCGCGGCGCAGTATTCGATTTTCCCTGTCTCCGGCAGCGCTTGCGTTCGAGCCGGGCGATGTGGTCGCCTTCGATGAGGGGCCGGCGGGCAATTTCATCGTCAACCGGATCGAAGACGGTGCGGTGCGATCCGTCGAGGCGCGGGCTTTCGTCCCGTCCGGCGGTGGCGGGCCGAGCCGGCAACCGCACACGATCGATCCGCCGCGCACGCCATCGGGTGGATTTTCTCCAATCGTGCACCTGATGGACCTGCCGCAATACGAGGCTGGCGACCCGAGCGCTTTCGCTCGCGGTGCCGTGTTCGCGCGGCCCTGGCATGCGGTGACGCTATCGTCGTCGGCAACGACCGAAGGTTATCGCGCCCGGGTGAGGCTTGATCAGCCGGCGCAGACGGGCATTTTGACGGAGGTCCTCGAAGCCGGTGTTTCGGGGCGGTTCGATAGCGCGAGAACCATCACGCTTGATCTGCATTTTGGCGGCTTGTCATCCGCGAGCACGGTGGCCGTGTTGAACGGGCAGAACCGCATTGCCGTGCTTGCACGGAACGGTGTCTGGGAGGTCATCGGATTTCGCGTGGCAGAAGAAATCTCCGCTGGACGCTGGCGGCTTTCCGGGCTCTTGCGCGGGCTTCATGGAACGACGGATGCGATGCTCGCGGGGGCCGCTGCCGGCACATCCGCTGTCGTGCTCAATGCGGCCGTCAGGCCGTTGGGGCTCAGTGCCGACGAGGCCGGGCGCGCCGCCAACTGGATCGCGGAAGCCGGCGGGCAGACGGCTACTCCCGCCGGGCCTTTCGCCTTCACTGGCGGTTTGAGAGCGGAAATGCCGGTTGCGCCGGTCCATCTGCGCGCGCGGCGCATCGGGACCGGCGGTATCCGCATCAACTGGATCCGCTGTGCCCGCCGCGATGCGGACCATTGGCTTGACGGCGATATCGCGCTTGACGAGGTCCACGAGCGGTATCGGATCGACATTCTCGATGGCGAGGTCGTGAAGCGATCCGTCGACGTGTCCGAGCCGACTTTCGAATATACGGCCGACCTGGAGATCGAAGACTTCGGCGGGCCGCAGGCGGCCGTGTCGGTTCGCGTGCGGCAGAGGGGCCAGAAGGTTGCCTTCGGCGTGCCGGCGCAGGCGCTGCTCGACCTGTGAAGCCCGGCCACATGATTCAAACAAGGAGCGTCAAATGAACGAATTGAAGAACTGGTATATGTCGAAGACCGTCTGGGGCGGCTTGATTGCAATCCTGGCATCCTGTGGCAATCTCCTCGGGCTGGATATCGCGGCGGAGGACGAAAGCGGGCTTGTGGATGGGCTGACCGCGCTTGTCGCGGCGGCAGGCGGACTTGTTGCCATCTGGGGGCGGATTTCAGCGCGCACGCGATTGCGCTAG